ATGATAACTATTGTTATCGAAACCATAGCAGAGCCCATTTTAAACCATCTATAGGCGATTCCAATATGATTATTAATATTTATATATCCCACATCATGACTCGCCTGATTATGCCTTAAAATGGGACTGTGGACAATTCGGGAACACCTATGGGTACACGCAGAGCTTAGCACCGTCGCAGCACAGTAAAAAATTAAAATTAAATTTTTCAATTTTACCCCATATAGCCCACCTATAGCACCTTTATATCCCTTATTTGGCTATACAACTATACAGTTACACCTACTTATGCTCACTTGCATCTATCTATGCCTACTTTACCCCCTACAGGCACATGTATTCCCCATATAGCACAATAGAATCATGCCAACTACCACAATGTTATTCTTGTACTGTGCTTAGTTTAAAAAGAATCACGCCTAGGTTCTCAATATTTCTTGGTCTAGGCGTGAATAGGTGTTTTTACTGCTGTTGTAAAAGATCACACTAGGGTGAATCCAATATTTTCATAAATATTCCCTTTAAGGGCTATAATTGATGATTATTCATTACTGAGGCTATAATCCATTTTAAACCCCTTTAGCTAAGTCTTTCAGGTAATTCAGGGCTTCTTCTTCCGTTCTGAATATAATATCACCTGATTCCAATACAAAAGCATGATTATGGATGTTTTCTTCTGGTAGGATAATAATAGTGTGTTTTCCAAGCATACTTGCCCACGCCAGTTCCATCATTGTTCCTATAGAAACTCTTTCACCAGAGTTAGCTAGATTAGCCAGAACTATATCACACTGACCTACCATCCATTTATCCCTTTCAAAGATAGCATGATTTGTAGACACAGGAAAGTTTTTATATCCTGTTGCTTTAAATTTCAATTCGTTTCTGAGATATGTTTTTCCTGTCATAGGACATAAAGTTTCATAGCCATAGGTTTTTAGTAAAACACTGAAATCCTTATATCTGTTTACTACTTCTTCATACCCTAATCCTGAAATTGATCCTGCTAGATATATTTTCATTCATCCTCTATTTCATATACTGTAATATCCCAAGTGAAATATAGTTTTGCCCCACACATTGGGCACTTATATGGGTCATCCTTGTAGACTCCAATTATGAATTCCCAAGGATTGAATTTTGCTCCACAAACACATTGGGTTATGGGTAACAGTTCATCATCATTACCTTCAAATCTTACTTGTTTTGTTACATCAAGTGTTTTCATTTTTCCTCTGGGGGCTGGGGTTCATACATCCATCGAGCATTAGCATTTTTAAAATCACTGTCCTGAAAAAATATTTTTGTTCCATAAAAAGAAACCCATAAATCTGATGCATAATTGTAATAAGTCTTGAATACACCAACGTTGTCTATTTCAAGAAACACAGTTCGAGAACAATTAGTAGTTTCTTTTTCTGGTAATTTCTCACTCACAGAAATCCACCTGAGTTCTTCTTTCAGTTTTTGCAACTCTAAATGATCTTCATGCAAACTCATAAGCCACCTTGGTAACAAATCTACATCAATTTCTTTCTTACTTATGCGATCACGGATATATTGTAGTATTGTTGCCTGTTCCTGTTTTGTCAAAACTGTGAAAATAGTATCATTTACAGTTTCTGCTTGAAGTCTAGTAATTTCATCCAGAGCTTCTCTGTATTCTGTGCTGATGGGTTCTTCCAAAAACAAAGCAGAAGCCCTTGCATATTTTATATACTCAGAAGTGAATTTCATATTTCTTCTCCAATTCCAGATCAGATATTCGTTTATCCAAAACTGTTAGGGTTTTTATCAGATCATGCACCAGATTTTTGTTGTTCAGTATAGTTAACTCGTGAGATAGCTCCAGATCAACTATCTTGTTCCCATATATGGTGTTTAATTCTGATTGCTGTAATGATAATTCATATAGATTCTTAATTTTCTTATTCAGCTTTTTGTTTTTCATCTTTTCCTATTCTTTCTTCTACTATAACATCCAATCCATAATACAAATCAAATGTATCTTCCAATAGAGTGACAGGTTGGATTCTCCACCATCTACCATCATCTACAGTAGGATCATTTGGGGCTTCCCAATAATTATTCTTTTCGTTGTATACATACCCCCTATGTTCTAACCACCCTCTAGCCATTCCAGCAGTAGGAAATATGTTGTTGATGTGGTAATCCCCACTAAATTCTTTTCCAACTCTTATTGCATAATATTGTTTCATATTTTCTCCTTAGATTCTAGTTATTTTATGGATTTGAACTCCATAAATTTAGAGCTGGCAGGTAGACTTGAACTACCAACGTTCTCCTTACAGGGGAGAATCTCTACCAATTGAGTTATGCCAGCATTTTACCCCAAAAAGATATATGTCTTTGGGGGGACATATCTTGATATATACTCATAAAACTGAGCCTTACCCAAAACAAACTCAAAAATATAACTAGCATTATCCACAAACACTCTTTCATAACCAAGTCTTTTGCCTCTAAGTTTATCAAACATATAATATGGTTCATATACATCTAATCCCAAATTATGAAAGTCTTTAGGGTGTTGTGTAATAACAAGATCAAGGGTTGGTCTTGCCAAATTCTTTATAGCTGTTGTATGCCCAGAACCTCTGCCAAGGCTTAGCTTTATTGTACAAATGTTTTGTGCATACAACGCTGGGGATACAGACAATTTTTCATTATCCCACACACTTCTACTTCTTTCATTTTCTGCTAATAGAATTTGTAAACAGTTTTGTAATACATTTTTCATATTTTCTCCTTTTATTGTAAATTGGTGTGTCAGGGTTTGCACCTGATTACTCTAGTCGTTCCTAGGTAACGATTTAAGGAGCCAGCGGGTCTGAGTCCTTTTCCAGATATTTGTGTCGCCCTCATGTACGTTCCTACCGTACTGCACACCAATGTGTTATATTGACCCGGCTCGGTCGGCGGTTTCTCGTGGATTGTCCACATTTGGAGTCCCAAGCCTGCCGGGTACTATTAAACCAATTATCATACGTTTGTTATTATCTGTCAAGGTTTTAGGACTATTTCTCTACAGATAAATACTTCTCTCTTATGTAGCCTATCATAGACTCACCAGCTACTTTTAGCCACGGAAATGGTTTGTTCTCTCTAACATATTCAATGAACCTATTTTCTGCCCACCCAAAAAACCTGTCCTCTTGACTTCTCCCATTCCAAACTAATCCACGTTCTTTCCATGTATCCCCCCAACGTTCATTATCAGAAATAATTTGTTCCTTTAGGGCACCAAAAAACTCATCTAGGTACTCTGGTAATTCTTTAGTTAAAATTTCTTTACTCATCTTTTACTCCATTCTTTAGCTCATCCTCATCAGTATATGGTTTCCACTTATTGCTTTTATAGTTTACCCTACAGTAATCCTGCCCACCATCCACAGATACATTTTTACAAGAACATGTTTGATAATCATGTCTGTGTTTAGATTCTATAACATCATTACATAAAAGACATTGTATTCTATTTCTCATTTCGTTTCCTTTTGGTGTTTTTTGTATCCTTATTTTAATTCTCCTGAATTAGTACTTCTTTCCATATAAGCATAGTATACAATTTTGTATAGTTTGGGAGGATGGAAAGAAGTTTCTCGTCACTTTACCCTTATTAGTGACAACTTACGGTTGGAATGGGGGTGGATTCATTGTCTGATGCTGATTAACATCCCCAATACCCTTATCCCCACGAACCTTATCTCCACCTGCTGATACGTCAGTAAAAATACTGACCAGCATACCTAACGCCAATAATAGTGCAAATATCTTTTTCATGCTAACTCCTTAAGCCAAAGTGCATAGTAAAATAGAGCCAAAATGTTAACTGACTCTCCATTTTGTTTGGTCTTTATTCTCTAAATCATGTTCTAATATTCTTCCAACACTGGTATCCAATATAATTTCTCCACAGGGCGATCTACCAGATATAGAGCCAAAACTCATAGTACTTTCCCAAATAAATCCCTTATACAGCAAATGGAATTTCTTATTGGGTGGTGGTAATGTTTCTTTTGTAAATAATAGCCAAGCATCATTCATCAATTTTTCTCCTACCAGTTTTTTCTTCCCATCTACTAATCCTGCTGGATAGGATAAATGGGGATATACCAAAGAGCACAACAATAATGTAAACACCTATTCCTATATAAATCCAAGTAGACACCAATTCTCTCCTTTCATCTATTTGTTAGGTTAAACCTTACTACCATAATAAGATTCAACCTAATTATCGAAGTCCGATTTATCAATTCTTATATTACTTGTTAGCCATATTCTAAATATAACATAAATAAATCTCAATCCCACTAAGAAAGATGGTATAAAAGCAATATACCAACGTAATTCCTGTGGGCATAATACATGCCATATTATAAGGGGTAGTTGTACTGTTACCCACATATAGAAGAAAAACCAATCACGATTTGGCATTGTAACTCCCAAAATTAGGTCTAAATATGGGAATTGATTCCCAAAATTTAATCAGTAATATGTTACAAATTGTAAGCAATTTATTCAGTTTATATGACATATTTTACTCACTAACCCTTTCTTTATAGTATTTAAGTATATTCCGCAACTCAACCACTTCATCTTTTAGCTTTGCTACTTCCCCATACTTGGCAATAAGTAATTCAACCAAATTCTGATGGCTAAGGTTGGTAAAGAAAGCCCTCAGATTCTCGTCCATTATTTTCCTTTCCTTGTGAACATTTCAAGCAACAAAAACACAACCCCTATTACAGCTACTACCAATACAAAATATTCATCTATTAGAGATATTTGTAATGTTTCACCAATCACCCTAAAGATCAGGGCTAATAAAACTGTTATAAGTAAAACTCTGTATTCTGACTCTGTTTTCATACTACTCCTCTCTGCTATAATTATAAAACAACTTCCTAATTCTGTCTAGTCTTATCCATATTGATTATTTCCTGTATGCAATTCTTACAAAGAGTATAATACCAATGCCCAAATACAACAGACTTTGCTGGTTTCCCACATAACTCACAGGTTTCTGCTGATTTCTTCTCATATTCATCTATCAAAAGTTCAGTTTCTGGCATACACCCGTTATGATAAAATCTTAGTTCCCCAAACTTACTTTTCACCTGAACAACATTAAATTCTGGGGTTTCTATTCCATCATCAATTAGTTCCTGTATTTTCTGGCTTAGTTCCAATAGCATATCCAGCCAGCCATCTCCAACTTCAAAAGCTACCCCATTACCATAATACCCTTTATAGAATTTATATCTACTTAGCTTTTTTAGTTTACCCTTTTTCATTTTGTACCTTTTTCCAGACAAATATTGGCTCTGTTTTGAATTTTACTATATGTTTATTTTTCTGTCCAAGGAATTTACTAAGTCGCATGTGGTATGTTTCAGGTAAATACCCAAATATCTTACTACCTAACCGTAGGGTGTCATTGGTTATTGGTTCTCCAACATTCAAAACCAAATACCCACCCTCTTTAAGATAGTCATAAGATTTCTTTATCAGGGGCTCTAAAAACCCAGCTACCCATTTCTCATAAGTGTTATACCTTACATAGGACTGCCAATCATTTTCAGCATACTTTTCTTTGTCATAGTAAGGTGGAGAAGTAAACACCAGATCGAATTTAGGAAGAAATTGAGTTTCTTCAAACGGTCTGCATACATGAAATAACCAAGGAATGTTTGTAAAGTTTGTATCAATATAGGTTGTAAGTAGCTTAGTTCCACTAACAGAATGAATATTAGGGTCTACACCAACATACTCTTTCACCCCAGCAGCCAAAGCACCGAAAGCCCTACCACCATACCCAGAACACGGGTCTAAGACACAGGAATTAGAGTTTGCAAAGGTCTTATAAACCCACTTGGCTACAGATGGTCTAAAGTTAGATACACTCTGCCCCCCAAAGGCTGTTAAAGCTCTACGCACACAGGACTTGTTCAGTGGTCTATCGTTGTATTTTATTCTCTTTACAATAGCTGTGTGGAACAGGTTATCATCTCTAAATATCTCCATTGGGGATAAAGCATTTCCACATTTCACACTGTACATTTCTGGGTGAAACATATTGCAAGAGGCTAACCCAACCATTGATTGCTGTATTTCATTATTCTCTAATAACAGGTTTCTGTGGTTACTTTTCCTAAGGGCTAAGAACTCCATGTTCACTTTATCATAGTCCAAGTCAAAGTAAGGAAACCCCTCTTTTCTGTAATGCTCTACAACAGTCCAAGCAATTTCATCTATATCTTTCTTAGGTAGATTTTTCAATACTTCATAATGTGTAGTTTGTATTTCATCATACGTTAGTTTCATCTTCATTTTCCTTTGTGTGATGTTCTATTCTCTTTTTTGCTATCTCAACATATTCTTCTTCCAAGTCAATTCCTATAAAGTTAAACCCAAGTTTTACACAGGCTATTCCTGTTGTTCCACTTCCCATGAACGGGTCTAGGACTTTCCCATTGGGTGGGGTAATTAGTGTTACAAGATGTTCCATTAAGGCAATAGGCTTAACTGTAGCATGGTTATTTTTCATAAGATTGTTTCTAACATTTCCTGAACCAGTAAGTAAGGATTGATTTACAGTGCCCATTAACCCCCCACCAATTCTATCTGGTAAATCATCAAGTCCCTCATTTTTTCACGCTTCGATGGTTTGGCTACATAGAAAAATCGTGCAGCTGAACCCCCATTCTCTGGAAACATCTCAACTACTTCATCACTCCCATCATGAATGATATTTGCTGGCCATCTTCCTTGTGTATTCATTTCCTGCTCATAGTCTGGTCTTTCTAACTGCCCAAATCCAGACCACTGTTCTAATTTGTTTATAGGAACAGGCTCACTTGGAACTCTACAAGCATCTATGTTTATAGCCCCAACACCATGTTTCATAAGATTTTCTGCTATATTTGGCTCAGATATTTCTTTCTGACAAAGTGTCCACAGCTCTAAAGCAGGTTTAAGACGAGTCCCCCAGCCAACCCATTTCTTGGCTTCCTCTGTTGTTGGCTGTAGTTCCCCAAGACGATCTACCTGTTCAGTTTCATCTGTATAATTCTTATCTCTATACCCTTGTGTTTTATTTAGTTTAGAAATACCCCAACCACCCCGTTCTAATCTCTCACCGTTTAGTTTACTAAAATCTTTTGTATTAGAACTTCCTGTGGTTAGTTTTCCCTCTATGGCTTTGGCTACATTATGTGAGTGCGGAAACCCCTGACCATAGAGCCATCCAATAATATCTATTATAATAAATCCAGCATCTTCTAGATTTACTGCCATTCTATGCTGTGTTCTAGTGCCACAGGCTACTAAAGCATACCCACCGGGCTTTAGAACTCGCAAGCACTCTTGCCATAATTCAACTGATGGTATTTCATAATCCCATTTTTTATTAAGAAATTTAATCCCATAGGGTGGATCACATACAATTGAATCTATTCTATTATCTTTCATCCTTTTCAGAACTTCTAGGCTATCACCCTGTATTAATTTAACTGCCATTAGTCCCACCATCCCAATGAATATCTTCTAATATAGTCTGTAAGAAGTTCTATGTCCTGCTGTCGCATACAATCATAGTAGAAACGTTTGACCCCATTTTTGTTGGGAAAGATTATGTTTCTAGCATTGTATGGGTTTTCGTTTGCTAAGCGTTGGCATAGAATTCTAGCTGTTTTGATTCTAACCTTATCTTTTTCTGTACTAGCAGTAATCCAATTAGCTGTATCCATTTCCATAGATTCCAACTTCCTAGCCCAGATAACAAACATAAAAGCAAAATCATAGTCCTGATCTTTAACTATCGTTGGAAACCAGAAAATAAGGTTTCTAATGCTTCTAATAATCATTCTAATAGTTTTATTCATTAGAATTGCCTACTTAATCCAATAATTATGCAAACAATTCCAAAGACCCATAATAACCACAACCCCATGTAGCCAAGTTTTGGAACAAAATCCCCCCAAAATTCGTCTTTTACTCTTAACAAGTATAGCCCAGCCAATATATACACTACCAACCAAATATAATTAAACATCTTCATACACCTTTCCTGTGTGCATATTTTTATAGGGGAAAATTCTATTCCCCTCCATATAAACCAGATAACCAGACCTATCTAAAACCGACACCACTTCGTTAAAACCCTTTCTATTTAATCCGTGCTTTCGTGCCAACTCTTTATTTATTGTGTTGGTGGATACCCCACCCTTATCTTTATTTTCAACCACTACTTCAAACATTTTCTGTGCTAACTCAGTTCCCCCGTCTTTTGGGTAAGAAAACAACACTGGCTTCTTACCTCTTTTTCTACAGTCCTGACAACATTCCTCATCTTCATTACTTGCATAAAACCATACCCCACAATTGCTACAGGTAATCTGTACCTTCATCCTATCCCTCTATCTCTGCAATAATATCATCAGTGTCTTTATCTTTTTTAAAGAAGTTCCCAGTAAAGGAAAATTCATCAATTTTTTTCCCAACTATAGTAGTTAGTTTTCCACTACTTCTCAGTCTAAGGGGTTCAAATACTTTTATAGATAATTTATAGTCCTCTTTACCAACATACCCTTTATGCAGAGTTACCAAATCCTGAAATAGGGCTTTAGCTGATTCCAAGTTGTCAAATTCTTTTATTTCAGAGCTTGACCTATCCAACATTGTTTTAGACTTTTTGTGTGTTAAATTATAGGTGACATAATAGACTTTTTTCATTTTACCTCCTTGCTCTTATTTTAATTCATACTTGTAAATCTGTCTAGGGTAGGATATATTTAAATTGCTAACAAGTTAGTTGCTCTCATTGAGGAGGCTCTCGTTAACATAAGGCGTAAGATGTGGCTTAGCTTTGGTAACATCCAAATGTAATGATGGTTATTGCGCCGCAAAAAGCAATCGGCAACATCGGAGCTAGTGACCTGAAAGAGCGAGAAACGGGTGAGTTCACAAGAGCTACCCGTTCTCTTTTATCCTTGTCTTTATGCTTTCTGGAAGTATGAATGTTAGTGTTCCTTTTGTCCCCCAAAAGTCTAACACTATAATCATCTGCCCATCTTTGTAATCTACTGACACTAAAAATAACTTCATAAATGCTCCTAGAGAAAAAATTAGGAATGAGTAGGATTAGACTCATTCCTTGTAGATATAAACCTGACGACACAAATTCAATCTCTTATAGGCTTCTCCTTTTTATAGTAGCGGAGTTGGGAATCGAACCCAATTGGATTCTGGTTATGAGCCAGAGGAGATTCCTTACCTCCCCTCCGCAATAAAACTATTATAACATAAAACTATAATCTACTGGAATACCATCCAAGGTTCAATTTTTACTAAACTTCCACAGCTTTTTAGAGGATGTAAGTATCCCGGTATCTCTCCACTATCTCTATAAAATTTCATTTTCTTCTCAGTAGTTTCCTGATCTGGGCAAAAATAGTGTAGTAAAACTTCTGGTGTTTCAAACTTGTAAGCATTTTTTAATGGTCTAGTATCTACAAGCTCTGTGTTATACGGGTGTCCCTCTACAAATCTAATTCCAGAATCTGCTGTAAAAGCAAACAAGCCCTGACCGTGTTTATTTAGGTCTGGAAAATATTTATCAGTACCCCACATATACATTCTGTAAGCTAAAGCTACCTTTATATTATTTTTAGTGGCTTCTTCTAATCTATCTCGTAAAGACAACTGTAAATCTTTATTTGGAACACAATCAGCATCATCATGCACTATCCATTCTGCCCCAGCAGCTATTGCATGATCTATCAGAAAGTTCCAATGTCCACCATTAGGGTTTCTCCAAAGCCCCTTTTCCATTTGTACTTTAACATTATAGTGAATCACCTTTGTTTTTGGGTAGGATTTAGCAATCTCTACTGTGGCATCCTCAGACCCCCCATCTGAAACAATAATCTCGTCACAACCAGCGTCTAAATAAGTCTTTATAAATCTTGCAATATTTTTTTCTTCATTTCTTACTCTAACCCCAGCTATAATTTTCATGTTAAAAATTCCTTTTAATAATTTTACTTTAGTAATAAGAAAACTGTCAAGGCTTAAAACATTTGCCCCCAGACTTGTCGGAATCTGGGGGCTTCCAAAGAAAGGAGATGAAAATGAAATGTATATTTATTTTACCACATCTCCTGTACAGGTCAAGCTAAAACACATTATTCCTTGCTACCATTACAAAATCAATTCCACCAGAGGTAAACCGTTCCAAGGTATTAGAAATTGTGTTCTGACTTATATTCAATATTTCACTTATATCCCTGTAAGATTGTCCACTGTTTATTCTAATAAGAATCTCGGCTCGTAATTTTATCCTTTTAGAGAAGTTTCCTTTCAGAATATTCTTTAATCTTTCAATTTCGTGCTTAGTTAAAGATATTTTATATTTTATTTTCATTCGTTCCCGTCCTTTGGTGGTTGGTATCTTCCAACAAGGTCAGGGCATTCCATTTGATAGAACATCAATTCATCTTCCAGTTCCTGCACACGTGATTGGAGACGGGTGATTTCGTCAAGGGCATTTGGATAGTTATTACAGGCTTCGGCAATATATTTTGCGTTCGCTATTCCTTCATCCTTTGAAACAGAACCATAAGTTATTTGTTCCATATACGTTTCAAATCTTCCCTCGATTGAACCTCCTATACGTCTTATGGAAGGGTAATCATCGCCCCAATCACCAATGGTTGCTTTAGCAATACAATCAATTTTGTTTGATATTTGACCACATTTGTCACAATCACAGGCTTTCCACGGAAGTGGAGAAATACGGTTTAGCAATTTCTTTTGTTCCTCAATCCATTCAGGTGTAAATTCAGTCATCATTCACCTCTAGCTCCACTCCACTATTCCATTTTCGGCAAATTCATCCATTGTATAATTATCTGCCGAAATTCCAGTGTATTCATCAATCTTTTTCCAAGATGTACTAAAAATTTTTCCACAGTGTTTACAGGCTTCTACAGTCTTTCTTAACTTATAACCTTCGTATCTATAGCTCCACACATCATCCTTCTCCCCCAATAATTCATTTGCTTTCCAAGGTTTTGCCATCCATTTAGAAACATAGTTTTCAACCTCGTGTCTATCTTGCCCACACTCTTTGGTATGAAAATCTTTTTCTACTTTGTTTTTGAGAACAAAATATAAGGAGATTACCGCAACAACTATTAATATCCATTCAAATGTTGTCATCATTCACCTCTTCTAGGGCTTTTCTGATTATTCTTCCAATTTTTGATTCATCATCTACATAAGAATCAATATCCATCAACGCGTACCTCAACCTCACAATCTCCGCATCCTTCTGTGCTATGGTTGCGGTGAGGGCATCTAATGATTCGTTTTGTGAAATATTTTTGTTATCGAAGTTACAACGAGGACATACTATATTTGTATAGTGATAATAAAGAAAACCACATATAGGACATTTGACCATCGGGTCGCTATTTGTGCTCATCACTCAACCTCCACATACTTGATACGCTTGCCACATGATGGGCAAAAGTTGAACTCGCCCTTTGTAATTTGTACCGAACTGTCATATTTTATTTTACAACCCGTCATCCAAAATCTCCAGCCATGTTCATTAACTTCTGTTTCATGCCACTCGCACACATCCTCAACAACAAGCGGACACCATGAGGGTACATCTTGTGAATCATGTATCTGATTTTTTGTAGCAAAACAAATAAACAACTGTTTTTCTTTACTATAAAAAGATAATTCACACTCACTACAACAACGTTTTGTCTCATCCACAACAATCTTGATTACGTTCATGTTATGCCTCCCCCTTCTAGTATTACTTCATTATTTAAGCCCTGTTTAGTGATAGCACCAATCTCACATAAAAGTTCAGCAGCAAACATAGTATTTCCTGTTGTTGTAATAATAAGTATACTGTTCAAGGCCTCTTTCAACTTCTTATTTTCTGCTTTAAGATTAGTTCTTTCATCAGCCCACTCTAGCCATTCTTTAGCTTCCATTTTTATGAACACGCATCCTCCTCTGCTTTGGTACATAAGCTACAAGAATTTCTATGAAGTAAAAACTGTAGTCTATGCTTTTCTTTCTCTTTTTTATCTCGACTGTTTACCCACTTATCGTAAAGTACCCAACCCTCTCTACAAATATAAATTTCTTTATTTTGCATTTGGTACTTTAAACTTACTGTGGTATTCATCCCAAATAGTCTTACGAGTTTCTTTTGGAAGCCCCCTAATAGCATCTGCTAAAGCCACTTTTCTACCAATAGCCTTACAGAACTGATCTTTTGGATGACAAATAGATTGACCAACCAAAGTCCAGTTACCATCCTCTACAGTACATATTGTAAATCTCCTATTCTCATTTTCAAATTCAATACTAGGTGGAATTACAATATAAGTATGCTTAAATTTAATTTTCATATTCGGTTTCCTTTCTGTCCTTCTAATAATCTAATCTTACCCTGTAGGTAATTTACTTGCTCAACTAGATTTACTCCATTAGAATGTGTATATCCCAACTTAAGTAAATCTTCACAAACTGTAGCTTCTGTAAAATAAAAAGCTACCAAATCAGCCGGGGTTATTCCCTTTTTAGGTGGTACATAATTAGTAAAAATTGACTGCATATTTTCTCCTTATCCTTGGCAATAATTATCATAATAAAATTGTTTTTGTTCCTCTGTCCACCATTCTTTTGAAGAACACCCCCACACTTTTTGATAATATTCTTCATCAAAATACTTTTTATCACACCGTACACAAATAAAATCATTGTGATCTCTCATCAGACTAACTCCACTAGGAAAAACCCAACGATTATATTTATGCCCAAACTTTTTACATATAAACTTATTAATTATTGTTACTATTTTTATTCTCACCATTCTCCTTTTCTTTAATCTTTAGCTTATAATATATTCTAATACCATATATCATTTTCTGTCAAGGTATTTATAGCAAAAAATTGGTCACTAACTGTAGCGGTTTTATCCTTGCACGATTTCAAAAATATAATTACAATATAGCCACCCTGCCAAGGAAAATACATATATATTAATTAACTATTGTTATAACGGGTATAGAATTTTATGTTAACAAGTTGACGCAGCAGCCATTTGGAGCAGCGACTACACGCAGCCTGTGGCTTGTATGTGTATGGTATAATTATGTAATGAAATGGACAAAAGAAAAGAGAGAGGAAAAGAGTAGGAAAACTAGGGTTATAAGTCCAGACTTGGTGTTTTGTACTTGGGTCATGTTCAGGAATATGCGTTTAGTCAGGGACAGGTTATATTTTGATGGGGTGTTCAACCCAGAAACTGGAATGGAGTTTACTCGTACTGCTTTAGGTATGGCTATGAGTAAATCAAGATTTTTTAAAATCTACGATGCCAAGAGAAATCCAGACTTAGGAGGAACTTTAGACCCAGATGCCCCACCAACAGCAAGTGAATTTGAGTTTGCTTCTAAATATTATCTTGATAACATAGCTAAAGAGGCAGCCTCAGTTCAGAGAAGGTGTAAGGAAATACTTGAACGAGCATGATTATGTATTATTCTTATTCAACGGAAGATGTATACGTTGTGGAAGAAAGACCAGAGTTGTGCATGAGATAAGCCCAAGAATACTTGGCAAGAAATCTATGGAGTTAGATAACAGAGTACCACTATGTAATGAGTGCCACGATTGGGCACATAATCTTGGAAGTATAAAGAGCGGTGAAGTTCTTAGAGAATTGAGAGAGAGAAAATTAGGCTTATGGAAAAAGACATAACACGTACCTTTTCAGATGAATATAAAAGCACACTATTCTTGGCATGGTATAGGGCTGGGTGTCCAAGAGATGTAGGTAAGATTATTATAGAGGATGAGTATGGTAATACCCCGTCTAAACTAACTGTTCAGAGTTGGTCAAGGAAAGAGAATTGGAAATACAGGGCTGAGGTACTTGATAGGGAAGTAAAAAAGAGAATTGAAGATGCTGCTATCCATGAAAAGGTGGAAATGCTGAAACGACAGGCTGAATATGGTAAGAAGTTGCAGGAACAGGGGTTTGAATTCTTTGCAGAACATGGAGTCAATAAAGAAGCTACAGCCTTGCAGATGATAAAAATAGGGGTAGAGATTGAACGTAATACACGTGGGTTGCCACAAGCCTTAGCAAAGATAGCCCAGATGGATAACATTACTCTTTCAGAAACAGCCAATAAATTACTTTCTCAGTATGAAGAAGATGAAATTCAAGTCTTGGTTGATATGGTAGATGTTGTTGATTCCGACTATGAGGAAATAGATGACTAAAGTTCAACGTAAAATGACCAAAGAAGAACGACAGCAGCTTGTAGCCCTCTTGACAGAAATGAAGTCCAGAGGAATAGAAGTCCCTAACCAAAAGCAAGCTGTTGATTATTCAACTAAATCCAAATTATGGAACATGGATGAGAATGGATATTACAAAAGATTTGATGGGGCTAGGTTTAGAGCAACGGAAGTACAGGAAAAGTTTATACACAGTACAGCAAAGCTCTCTTTATATAGTGGTGGTAGAGGAAGTGGAAAAACTTGTTCGGGAAGCCAGAAAGCTATAAATAAAATTCGTCAGGGGCAATCAGGAATGGTTCTAAACCCAGACTTTGAAAACTTTAAGTATTCAACTTGGGTTGAGTTCAGACAATGGATTCCTTGGGAGATGGTAGTAGAAAGGCATAGATATAGGGGATTCCCAGATTGGAGTCCATCACAGCCTTTTACTCTAAACTTCTTGAATGGGGCTACTGTTACTTGTAAAGGTTTGAAAGACCCAGAGTCTGCTCGTGGTGCTAATGTAAATTGGCTTTGGTATGATGAAGCTGGTAGAGATCAAACAGGTCTTGGTTGGCAGATAGCTTCTTCCTGTGTTCGTGTAGGTGAATATCCTCAGCTTTGGGCTACCGCTACCCCTAAAGGTACAGATCACTGGATGTATGATTTGTTTATCAAACAAGAAATAGACCCACAGGCTTTAGATGAGTTTTCCTCTGTGTATCCTAACAATAAATTTGTAGAGTTCTTCTTTGGAAGTATTGAAGATAACAAAGCTAACCTAGACCCCGGCTTTTATGCCCAGCAGTTAGCTACCTATGCAGATGGTTGGTTACGAGAGCAGGAACTGTTTGGTAAATTTGTTAGTTCTGGTGGTTCACTTGGCAATAGAGATTGGTTTACTGGTAAGATACTTGATTCAGAACCCTTTATAGCCAGAGCTTCAAGGAGTTCTGTTACACAGGTTAGATATTGGGATATGGCAGCCACAGAAAAGAAAATGGTGGTAGGAAAAAAGGGCGGTTCACCCGACTATACTGTTGGAACAAAGCTAATGCGTGACTATTCAAAATTTATTATTGCAGATCAGGTTGTTGTGAGAGAGTCTTGGTCAGGAATTGTTGATGCTATAGTAAAAACAGCTTATATGGATGGAAAGGATGTTCCAATTTATATAGAGAAAGAGCCAGCTTCTGGTGGAAAGAATCAGGTAGCAGCAATAGCTATGATACCTGAGCTTACTGGATTTACTGTGAAAGCCCATGACCCAAGATCAATGGGAGATAAGGTGATGAGATCACAACCTTGGTTTGCCAAAGCCGAGGCTGGTTTAGTCTACTTAGTACGTGGTTCTTGGAACTCTGCTTTTCTAAATCAATTTGCAAACTTCCCAGATGTAAGGCATGATGATCTTGTTGATTGTGTAAGTGGGTGTTTTGCTATTTTAGCCCCACCTAGTTCGTGGGGTAAGATTGAATTTATCGCTCTTTAAGACTATTATAATTATATTATTATGTGTTATTATATTTATTTGGAGGACTTATATAAATGGCTAGAACAATAATTCAAACTAAGAAGGAAAACCAAAGGTCGGAAGGTTTACCAATGTATTTATATAGGATTCTTCCAGAATGGAATAGTCCTACTTGGTACGATAGTACACGGTGGAGAAATATAGTTAGAAATCAACCCATAGCTATGATTTGCAGGGACACATTGATTTCTAATATTTTATATTTAGATTGGGCTATTACTCCTAGAGATACTGCTACAAAGAAAGAGTATGGAAAGGAAGTTAACTACTATACGAAGTTACTAGAAAATAGTGGTTGGATAGATTATTCTGGGCTTGTAGAATTGGTGGCACAGGACTTACTGGATTTACCTTTCGGGGGAGCAATCGAAGTTGGTAGAAATGGGGATAAGCCAGAAGGTCGTGTAGAATGGCTTAAAAACCTAGATGGGGCAACTCTATACCCTACATTGGACTTAGATTACCCTGTTATCCAGAAAAGCCCCTACAATGCTTCAAAAATGATTAGCTTTCCAGATCATGCTATAGCAAGAACATATCTGACCCCCAGACCAGAAATTGAAAGAGAAGGCTGGGGAATGGCCCCACCTGAAAAGATTTATCTGGCTCTTGAATTACTATGGCGTGGAGATCAATATTATGCAAATCTTTTGTTAGATACCCCACAGGCAGGTATTCTTGATTTGGGTGATATGGAAAAGACCACAGCCAAAGAATGGGTTGATGGTTTTAGGGAATTGATGAGTGGTGTAAATGCTTTCAAGATTCCTGTTTTGTATGAACACAACTCAGCAGTAAAGTGGATACCATTTACTAAGCCCCCAACAGAAATTATGTTTGATGGAATAACCACAAAGTATGCTTCTATTGTAGCTGCTGGCTATGGTTTGACTTTGAGTGATATTGGGTTTACAGCTTCTGGTAATGGTGGTGAAACCTTATCGGGTACTATACGATCAGAACGTAAAACTCGTAGAACTGGTTTGGCGGTACTAAAGCTAAAGCTACGCTCATTCTTTAATTCTATTATTCCTGCACATTTGGAATTCAATTGGGTTGATTATGAAGAAGAATTGAATGTATCTTTGGGTAGAGCCAGACTTTCAAACGCTACAGCTTTTGAATTATTGGTTAAGAATAAAATTCTTACTCCAGAGGAAGCACGTTTACAGGCAATAGCTGATGGGCTAGTGACTATTCCTATTCCAGATGAAATACCAGAATCAAAGCTGTCCGATAATCTTGACACGGAAGCAACTACAGCTAAAAGACCGGGAACTCTTGGTGATCCCGTAAATCCGTCTTTAGGCGGTCATGGGGAAGTTACAAACAAAATGATAACCAAGATTGCTGAGAATGAGGTACGGGATTTTTTACAAAATAAGTTCAATACTTTGGGAAATAAGATAGTAGATGGGTTTAAAGAAAGCTACAAACAGATATATGCTTTCTTGATGAATGACCTTGAAACACTTATGTCCAGTAATGTAAAGCGAGCTAACATTAATTTGAAAAGGTTAGAGGAACACCTAAATTCTTACCCTTGGTGGAGATTATCTCTAACAGCAAGTGAAAGAGATTCTCTTTATCAATTGTATTTAGACATATATACAGAAGCAGCTATTGAGCAACAAAAAGAATTCTATGCTTATTTGGTTGGTCTTGGGTATGACATTCCAGATGACTTTTCCTCTTTTGATTTGAAGAACACAAGTGTATTAGCTGCTATCAGGCTACTAGCCAATGAACTGGAAGTAGCTCTAAATCAGGGAACACAATTCTATTTGGCTGAAACCATAGCTTCTGTGTTTTATGATCTGGCTTTTTCAGCAGAGGTAGATACTTTATACAGTGCTGGTAAGAGCACAGAGGAAATTTTCAATGACTCAAAAATAGTTGATATGGCAATTGCTTTGTTTGCTACATGGCTATTTAATAAAATGAATTCTAGGGTAGAAACTACAACAACCTATGAAACTGAAACTATGGATAGAATGGCTAAATTTGATTCTATAGCTATGGTTGGTTTGACAGAAAAACATTGGATTACAACGAGCCAAGAGCCCTGCCAAGAACACTGTATACCAAATCAGGACTTAGGTTGGGTAAGTATGGATTACCAATACGATGGGGCATTTGGTAAAGTATTACACCCCCTTGCCCATCCACATTGTATGTGTGATATAATATACCAGAAAGCTGAGTTAGAGAATTTAGCTAGGTCAAATAACTTTGAGTTTTGGTACGGAGATTAAATGTTAATTAGGGATGATATAAAATTATTACTACCTATTCTTGCAGACAGGACAAAAGGGGCTGATTTTATCCTAGAGATAGGATGTGCCTTTGGTGATGGCTCTACTACTGTCTTTAAGAAATTGATGGAAGAAAACCGTAGAAAGAATAAACTTTACATTAGTGTTGATCTTGAAGATGTTATTATCCCAGAGTATAGACCAGTAGGTTCTTGGTGGCATTTGGTACTGGGTGATAGTAGAAAGTTAGAAACTCTACAGAAAGTTCAAGATATAGCTAAAAATAAATTAGCAGATGTTATCTTTATAGACACAGAGCATAACTATAACATTATGGAAAAGGAATTAGAAGTTTGGAAAAATATTTCCCATGATAAGACTATCTGGATGTTCCATGATACTTGGATGAGTGGAAAATATAACCCAATGACTGATGCCATAAAGAAGTTTGTTGAAAGAAATCCTAGGTGGAGATATGAGGATTTATCAGAGGAAAATAACGGACTTGGTGCGTTGATACCAGTGGAGAAATTATGAGTAAGTATTACAAAAGAATTTCAGAAGTAGTAAAGGCTAAACAGTGGAATGGGACTCCTATACGTGGAGTAACAATTCGAGATGGAAAAGGATATATAACAATAAATAAAGGATTATATGTCTTAGACCCAAGGGATTGGATTTTAATCCATGAAGATGGTAGTAGAAGTATTTTAAAGAATGAGGAATTTCTTACCTTGTATGAATTCGATAGGGAAGATGAATATGAGGATGATGAGCAAAAAGAACTCATTCTGTATAAAGAAGTAGAATATGAAGCAGTATTTGAATATAAACCAGAAGATAGAAAACGGAGGAAAAATGCCAGTAAAAAAGGAAGTACAGCAGGAAACATTTCCTAGTGAAGGATTTGAAAAATTGAATATATTGGAGAATATTGATATGGATTACAAAGAGATAAAATTTATTTTACGAACTATCGGAGCTGTTCCATCTGGGGCAGGTCTTATTACGGTAGATCAGGCAGAAAACTATATTAACTCATTCCTAAAAGAAGGGTGGAAGATTTTCAAATTTGATGTTTTAGAATCCCTACCCGAAGGTAGGAGAGTATCTTGGCTTCTAGTCCGGTAGTAAATTTCTTTTTACTGTTAGGTTTAGGGTATTTACTTATGTGGCTGTTTAAAAAACAGCCACTTTCGTATGGTATAGCCAGATGGCTGGATAAGAAACTTCAAATTCATTCTTTTGTGGACTTATTAGACTGTTATCTTTGCTTGGGGGTATGGAGTTTTTCGGTGTTGTCTTGGCTGTTTAAATTTACTATAATATCTATAGGGATTCCCATTCTGGAATTTGTGGTTACGGGATGTGTAATGTCGTTTATTGGCTATCTAATATTTAGAGGATGGGAATCCTCTTTTATGAACATAGTTATTGGGAGTTAACTTTATGCAATTGTCTGAATTTACATTTTATATATCAAAGGCTTCTTTCGATAAAACAACACAGGAACGCAGATGGTCAGCAGTTGCTAGTGATACAGATTTAGATTTATCTAAAGAGAAAATGTCCCTTGAAGTATTTAAATCCTTTATAGAAAAAGCTAAAGCAGATGTTAAAGTACCTGCTCCATTTGCTTCTAAATTCTGGGATGGTGGTATGCCCTATATAAGTGTATCCCACTATTTAGATTTAGATGGTAAGTGGGCTGCTGGTATAGTAGAGGACTTATACATAGACGGGGAGAAGCTAAAAGCCAAAGGTAAGTTTTCTAATAACCCCATTGGAATAAAAGTATTTGATTCTGTGTGCAAAAGTCTGTATAGTGAAACTGGTGATGGATATGAGCAAAAGATAAGAATTTCCATAGGCTTTATAGATTATGCTCATAAACACGGTGATATATTGTTTGAGAGAAAAAATTTATTAGACTCCTGTCCCTACTGTGCTAAGGGGATGGAAAACAAAGTCTATGTAGACGGTCAGTTGGTGCACTTAGCAGTAACAAGAATACCGTGCAATCAAAGGACTGAATTTGGACTAGATTTGGAGGAAAAAAGCATGACTACTAGAAAACAAGATGCAGCCACAATCGTAGGTGAGGAACTGGCTGAGGAAATGGAAACTGAACACAGTTTAATTGGTAAGGCAGAAGAATCTCTGGTTATTAAGAAAAAGAAAGAAGAACTAGAGAAAGAGGATTCTGAGGAAAAACCTACAGAGGAAGAAAAACCAACGGAGGATTCTGAGGAAGAGTCTGATGAGGATGAGGAAGAAGAAAAGGACAAGAAAGTTAAAAAGTCTGAAGCAGAAGCCACATCTTTTGCAGAATATCAGGAAAAGACCCTTAAGTTCCAAGAGAAATTAGAGGAAAAACTTGAATTAGTTATTAATAAGTTGGATAATAGGGTTGAATTGGTACAAAAAGTGGAATCTCATCCTTTGGATGAATCCCTTATGAACCTTAAAAGTCTATATGACTCAGCTATTGAGAACTATGAAACAGTTGATGAACGCTTACAGGCTATACAGAGTGGAATAGATGCGGTGGGAGAAGCGATTTTGGAAAATGTTAAACCCAAGAGTGAAGCAAAATCCGAAGCACAAACCTCTAGCTCGAATGAAAGCATTGAACGCATTATAGAGAAAGCCATAGCCCCATTAGCAGAGAAGTTGGCAAAGATTACTGAACAATGGAATACTGTAGTTGAATCACAAAATACAGTAAACAAGGGAGTTTATATCCCGAAACCTCGTGGAATGAGTTCTAATGATCTTGCTATTAAGTCAGAAGTAAGTAATAATAGCCCAACCCCAAAGTTGGCAGCTATGATTAGAGGAACAACTAAAAGTCAAACTCCACGAACAAGACTTTAATATTTTACAGGAGTAATTATTATGAGCGAACAAATTTTAGATTTAGCAGAGGGTGGAGCTTTTCAAAGCAAAGCCACTGATCCCGTAGTTACTAATGTTGCTACTCCCGGTGATTTCACTGGTCAGTTCCCCCAACCATTAGATACTACAGAACTGTTAGCTATGTGCGAGGAAGTAACTGCTTTGCAGACTATCCCCTCAAAAAGCACTATGCTTAAACAGGAATATTGGCGTGAAATGAGTGCGTTGCAGTTTGCTTCTGGTTCTAGCTATATTGCTTTTGCAGATGGCGAGTGCCCAGAGGAATACAACCACAGTGGTAGTAACCTTACGGTTACTTTAAAGAACATCGGTGCTAAGAAATCATTAACCGAAAGTGATATTCGACATTCAATGGCTGTTTCAGCAGCTGGATGGAACGGAATCAATCGGTTACTTGGTGGGCAAGCTAGTTCAGCAGGTATGCCCGGTGGAGCAGACTTTGGTTCATTTATGTCCGAGCAAGTTATGGGCTTAAAGGAAAAAGAAGTTCGTTTAGCAGCCACCTTAGTTATGAACGGTTGGGATCGATTATTGGTTGATGGAGATTCAGGCGACAACGCATTAGAATTCTCTGGTATTCAGAACTGGCAGGGAGATATGTCTGTTACGTTCCATAATAACCTGAGTAATTCAACATCTGGTGCTACATTCTCCGCAGCTAACTTTGATCGTTTCTTATCAGAAGGTTGTGCAAAACCAACTCACATCTATGGACACCCCTCAGCTATTCAGGAAATGTTATCAGGATATTTCCAATTAGGCTTTGCTGGTTCTCAGGTTGTGAACTTCTCTGATGGGAATCGTGTTACCCCCGGATTTAACTTTGCTGGGTTTGTGAACACTGGTATTGGTCGTTTAGTTGTAGTTTCCGATTACAACTTTGATCGTGCAGATGCTGGTGGTGGAACATTTACTTCTACCCTTTACGGTTTGCGTATGACACACAATGGTGATCCTTTGGTGTATCGTGTAGATCAGTTCCCATTGACCTATCGAGATTTAGCCCCCGGTTGTACCTCTGTAGCTTTCGAGGTATGGGCTAAGACAGCTTTGGTTATCAAACATGCTTGTGCTCACAGTGCATTTACTTCTAAATTCACTGGAAACATTGTAACTACCTGTAACGTAATCGGGTAAGAGTAAGCATTAACAAAACAAAGACCGAGCTTTGCTCGGTCTTTTTGGTTTTAGGGGTGTAAGTTACAATTTTATCCGTTATAATATAGAATATAAATATTTTAGGAGTTTAAATGATATATTTTAGAGATATTACCAAGCTATGTGAGGGCGGTATGATATGGCGATTACAACCACGATTAGCGATAAAGCAGGGGAGAGGAGTGTAACATGCCAAGTACAGCGCAAAAAATGCTGCTATTGTTCGGCGGCAAACGAATAAACGAAGTCCAAACAACCTATGCAGGCGAAGCGGTTTATGGCGTATCATGGGATAAAACCGATACACCGCTGACCAGAATAAATGGGAGCGTTGGGTTTACAGCGGAAGCTGGTGTAGATGCGACAACCGTAACCAATGATTTTGATACCGCTTCCATTTATTCAGAGTTTGACGAATACACTGACGCTGATAGTAATGTTTTTGTAAAGATTCCGAAATTCTACATACGTAAGACTGATACAGCCACTAAAAAAACATGGCAGATATGTAAAGCGAGAATGCCTAACTCATACTTGCCGTGGTGCTTTTATAACTTTTCAACAGGTGCTGAATTAGATTTTGTGTATGTTGGAAAGTATCCTGCAGGCACAACCCTGACGGGTGGTACGAAGTTAAACAGCTTGCCGAACGAATATCCGCTTGTGAGTAAGAATATTGTCGAATTTAGAACCTACGCAGAAGCCAATGGTGCTGGTTATCAGCAATTAGACATTCACGTGTATGATATGTTGCAGGTTTTGTTCACGGTGGAATTTGCGACGCTGAATAGCCAGGCGATTATGACCGGGTGGACTGCTGGAAATTATGCAGCGACTGAAGTATTGACAGCGGACACATCAGCGGCTAACACAATTGTTGTAGCAAATACTATTGGTGCTAAATTCGCTGTTGGGCAACCCGTTGGACTAGGATCGACACAGGGTGGTAATCAGGTGTTTTATGGCCGTAACATTACGCAGATTGACGTTGATACACCTGGAGCTGGCAGCACGACCATCACAGTTGATGGGGCTGCGTTTAATGCGGCAACCGGAAACTATCTTTATAACGTAGGCTGGAAATCTGGATTTTCAAGTGGGATTTCTGCGAGCAGTGGATCGCTGGCGAATAATACGAACGGTAAAAATCCATTCCATTACCGCGGGATTGAAAATCTGTATGGGAATGTCTGGCAGTTTGTGGATGGCCTTAATATTAACGCACGGCAAGCCTGGTTTTGCAAAGACGCAGATGATTATGCCAGTAATGTTTTTGCGAGCCCCTACGAACAAATTGGATATGTTAATAAAGACACAAATGGATACGTGAAGTATATGGGTTTTGATGCTTCTAATCCAATGATTGAGCTACCTGTGGATGTTAGTGCAAATTTCTACAAAGATTACTATTATCAAAACACTGCTCAATATATTGCCTTCGTCGGCGGGGGCTGGAATCTCGGTGGGAATGCCGGTTTGTGGTCTTGGTATCTGTCTTATTCCTCCGCGACCACGGGCGTGACGCTCGGTGGTCGCCTTCTCAAAAAAGCTCTTTAGGGGGTTTGGGGGTCTCCCCCCAAGTGAGCTGTTAAGTTGTTAAGCTGTTGAGCTGTTAAGTGAAAAAATAAAAGAGAGGATTGTATAAAAAAGTTTAGGGATTTAGGGTGCGCGATTGCCATCGTCGGCGGGAACTGGAATAACAGTGGGAATGCCGGTTTGTGGAATTGGAATCTGAATAATTCCTCCGCGAACACGAACGTGAGGATCGGTGGTCGCTTATGCAAGAAAGGATAAAACTATGAAATATGTACCAATACCAGCCTTCGGTCAATTAGTTGAATACATCACACAGGCAGAGCCAACACTTGTAAACGGTGAGATGGTAGCAGATGTGATTATCAATCAGGTAGATTTGTCAGAACAGCCAATTGTCGAAGCTGCTGAAACAATCAAAGCAGATTACGAAAAGGTATCAGCATTACGCACAATACCAAAACTTACAGCGGACAAGGTAGAAAAAATAAAAATCAAGATTGAAGAAGCGTATTGTTTTGATGTAGCGACACTTGTCACATGGACTGACGAACCGCTTTCCTTGATGGGAACGCTTGTAGAAGTCAAAAGTAAAGCTGATTGGAAAGTTGGCGTTTTATATCCGGTTAATATGGTTGTGCTATATGCCAAGAATCTATTCAAGTGTCTGGTACAGCATACATCGACGCTATTAACCGCACCCGACAAGGACAAAACAAAGTGGGCGAAATACTACGATGCGACTTCATCCGTGGCAGAATGGGCGGTTGGTGTTTCGTATGTAATTGATGCTTTGGTGACATACAAATCCAAAGTGTACAGGTGTCTGATTGCTCATGTTTCTACATTAGCACTTGACCCCGAAAAAGCAAAGACATATTGGGTAGAAGTAAAATGATAAAGTTTGTTGGTAGCCTAGTTGTATTGATGACTGTGTATTTACCATTTGTTACGAACAACTACGTAGCGCCAATACCGGATGTGCCAATTCCAACATCGTATGACAGCAATAAAGGGATTGCATTGGTTACGAATGTGTTATCAGATTTGGACGAAGTTGGGGCAGGTTGGTATTACACGTGGACACCATTACCAGTGCCAACAGCGGACAGTAGATATATCCCCATGAGCTACTATGGATTGTTTGATGATAGCCTTCCCATTGACTATGACGGGTTTGTGCTATTTCTGAACGAGCCCAACAATCCAGCGCCATTCGGGGCAGGGATACAGCCGATTGAAGCCGCTAAGCGATACGCTGATTTTGTGCAGGCTAGACCGAACGCTAAACTTATTGTCGGGAATGCGTCCTCGTGGTCATCCATGTGGTATATCGAATTTTTGATTGAGCTAAACACTAATTACCAGAACACACCAAAGCCGCAATACTACGGGTTTCACGGGTACGTAGAATCATGGATTACAGTCGAACAATTAGATAAGTGGTGGACAAGTACAGAAGGATTTATATACCAATATTCAGGCGTTCATCCCGAAGTTTGGATTACAGAGTTTGCAGACACAACGGGCGATACTGAATCATTACAGGCATTGTTAGCGGTAATCGGTAGCAAGTCATGGATTACACGCTACGCATATTTTACAAACAGATA